GCAAGTAAACCCATCGCAATCTCGAGGTGGCTTTGGTGGCTTACTAGATTATGCTAGAAAGCGTAACGAAAACACCGGGCTAAGTAGAGCGCAAAACTTTGCCGCCGCACTTGATCCATTAATTATGCCAGAGATGCGTGCAGGTGAAGGCATTCGTGAGCGTGGTATGCAACGTGTAGCTGCTGGGAATTTAAATAAAACTGTAGCTTACTTGCGGGCAAATAATCAGGAGAAATTAGCCGGGGCTGTAGAGTCAGGCGCAATAGACGCTGGTCAAGCTATAAATTATATGATGCAAGAAACAAGTGCGGATAAGCAGTTTGGAAGGCAGCAACAATTAGAATTATTTAAAAATTCTCTTACGGGTAATGTAAACGTGCAATCTGTATCAGACTTACCAGACCAATCAGGTGTATTGGTAAAAATGAAAGATGGCAGCGTTGTTGTTAAAACTTCTGGTGGGCAAGAGTTAACAGGAGAAGCCGCAATGGAATTTGTGCGGAAATCACAATCAAACTACGCTGAGTTGCAAAAGGGCATATATCAAAGTAGGGAAACTGGTACGTTAACAGCTCAAGCTGATTTAATAGGTGACGTTGAGTTCCAAAAGAAAAATGCGATATTAAGATCAGATATGATTAAACTGTCTGGTGAAAGTATGTCAAAAATAAAGCAAAATTTAGCAAATTACCAAATAGCTCTTGATGCATTGGATGCTGGCGAAGGTGGAATTGCAATATCTGGTAGAATAAGCCAATTTATACCTGATATTACTGCGGCGGCACAATCTTTAAGAACTGCTAAGTCAAAATTAGGTTTAGACATTATTGGCTCTGTTACATTCGGCGCACTGAGCGAAGGTGAGTTAAAGCTTGCTATGGATACAGGCCTTCCAGATGATAACTTAAGTCCTGTCGAGTTAAGAAAATGGATTACAGATAGAATCGACGCACAGCGCAAAGCCCTTTCTGCTGTAAATGATACGCTAAGACATTTTACAAATCAGGGTTCAATTAAAGATTACTATACAGATATTGTGGGTATAGATAATGGACAAAGCACAGCGCAGAGTGACGATGATGACCCTCTTGGAATAAGGTAATTACAATGAGTGATATAGAAACATTACGAAAAAAGTTTCCGCAATATCAAGATAAAACAGACGCCGAATTATTGTATGGCGTTTATAACAAGTTTTATTCTGAAATGCCTGTAGTGGGTTTTGCTAAAAAGCTTGGTTTAGATAAGACGCAAGCTGGCGATTTACTTGTTGAAGCTAACAAGGCTGGCAAGCCGTTTGGCTTTACTAATAAAGATAAGCCTGAAGTTGGCGGTGGTTTCTTAGGCACAGTTCGCGGATTATTCCAAGGCGGAACTATTGGCACTGGAGATGAAATTATAGCGGGTGGTACTGCTGGCCTTAAAAAAATTGTAAGCGGCGATGATAGGCCTTTAGGTGATATATACCAGCAAGAGCTACAAAGAGAGCGTGAAAGAATTGGTGAATTTAAAGAAACAGACCCTATAAAGGCATATGGCTCTGAATTTATTGGCGGCGCTGCTGTCCCTTTTGGGGCTGCAAAAAACTTAAAACAAGCGGCTACACTTGGTGGTGTAACAGGCGGGCTTTATGCAGCAGGGACATCAGAAGGTGACATGATGGATCGCTTAATGGCTATGCCGACAGGCGTTGCTTTAGGCTCAATACTTGGCGGCACATTTCAAGTAGCCGGCAGAACTGTGTCAGATGTTTTTAAGGATTTCCTAACTAAAAAAGCACAACAAGCGGCGGCTCAAGGCGCAAAGTCAGTTGAAGAGCTAAAGCAGTCTGCAAATAATTTATATAAATTAGCAGAAAACTCTGGCGTGCAAATTGACCCAGTAGGTTTAAATAAAATAATTGATGATGTTTTAGAAGAGGTAGGTACGAGCGGAAGGCCATTAAGCAAAACATTATTTCCTAAAAGTAAAGGTGTTCTTCAGGAGATTGAAGCCGCAGCCAAAGATTTTGCTAGCGATATTACAAAAAGTGCTGGCATGAAGGATATTGATTTTCTTAGCAAATTAACACAAGCGCCTAAATCTGATTTTACTAACAATGCTGAACGTCGAGTTGGTGGAATTATTAGTGATGCAATTGATAACTATGTAGCTAAACTAACACCAGACCAATTAATATCTGGAGATCCTGCAAATGCTATGAGAACATTAAAGGAAGCGCAAAAAACTTGGTCTGTAATGAGTAAGACTAGAGTAATAAATGATTTACTCGAAGCAGCCCCAAATTATGCTGGCGGATTAGAAAGTGGATTAAAAAATCAAATACGAACATTGTTAAACAATCCTAAAAAAAGAAAGCAATTTAACAAAGAAGAACTGACATTATTAGCTCAAATACAACAAGGCACACCATTAGGTAATTTAATAGCAAATATAAGCCAAGCAGGTTTCTCTATGACAGGTGGTAGAAACCCACTTAGTGGTGGTGTTGCTACTGGTGCAATGGGCGTATCATCCGCAGCCGGTGCATTGGTTGGTGGCCCTGTTGGAGCTTTAGTTGCTCCATTAATAACTGGAGCAGCCACAACTGGATTAAGATATGTTAGGGAAATGTCCATGAAGAATCGAGTTGAGCTGTTTCAGGCAATTGTGTCGAACGGTTTAGCCGAGCAAGTTAAGACCGCAAATCCTTCTGCCTTTAGAGCATTAGAAGCTGCCACGCGCTCGTTTACATCTGGCGCAACAAAAGGCACTATTGCTGCTGGCGCAGACCAAACGCAATACGCTGTAGATAAAATGGTGAATTAAGGAATAGAACATGGAATTAAAACCAAAGTCACGTAGAGAAGTCGAAGGCATAGTTCAAGATGCTATTGCAAGTGCAGTGGATTTTGTTGAAAGCGAAATAAGCCAAGACAGAATTAAAGCACAGCGATATTATGATGGTGAAGTTGACCTTGGTTATGAAGATGGCAGAAGCAAAGTTGTAGCTACAAAAGTACGTGATACCGTACGTGCTGTGAAGCCAAGCTTAATGCGTATATTCCTAAGTACAGCAAAGCCAGTGGAGTTTGTTCCACATGGTGCAGAAGATGTAGCAATGGCAGAACAAGCCACTGAATTTATGCACCATGAGTTTACACGCTTAAATGGCTACCGGGTAATTAATGATGCATTTCAAGATGCACTTGTGAAGAAACAAGGTATCGTAAAAGCATACTGGATGACATACCCGGAAGCAGAGATATACACGTTCACAGACCTTAACGATGATGAACTTGCATATCTTACAGATGATGATGAAGTAAGCATATTGGAGCAAACTACAGAAATGAGCATCTCAATGGACGAGATGGGCATGGAAATAGAAACACCTTCACACAGTATAAAGATTAGCCGCCAGCAAGAAAAAGGCGAACTATGCATTGAAAGCGTGCCGCCTGAAGAGTTCTTCATTAACCGTGATGCACGAAACCTTAAAGATGCTTACTTGGTGGCTCACAGAACGGAAATGCGTGCAGGCGATTTAATAGCAATGGGGTATGACCCTGAAGTTGTACTGGATTTAAACAGCTTTGATAATGGGTCAGAGATGACTGAAGCTGAAGTGCATGAAAGACGTGGCTACAGCTTAGATACATCTGATGAAGATGAGCAAGACCCGTCAATGAAGAATGTAACTGTGACAGAAGCATATATGAGAATAGATGCTGATGGCACTGGCATACCCGTATTACACAAGATTACATGCGGTGGTACATCATATGAGATGCTAGACTTTGAGCCATGCGATGAATTGCCTTTTGCTAAGTTTGAAATAGACCCAGAACCACACACATTCTATGGACGTTCACTAGCTGAAATAGTTATGGATGACCAAGACGCAGCTACATCAATATTACGCTCAATCTTAGACAACGTAGCGATGACGAATAATCCACGTTTGGCGGTCATAGAAGGCGCAGCTAACATTGATGACGTGTTAAACAACGAGATTGGTGCAATTGTAAGAATGCGCCAAGCTGGTGCAGTACAAGACTTGTCAGTGCCATTTACTGCTGGGCAGACGTTAGGTGCATTAACTTACCTAGATGGCCTTGTAGAGACTAAAACAGGCGTCTCACGGGCTTCTATGGGGTTAGACCCAGATGCAATGCAATCAACAACTAAAGCAGCTGTGCAAGCTACTGTGCAAGCCGCAGCAGGCCAAGTTGAAGTTATGGTGCGTAACCTAGCAGATGGCATGAGAGACTTGTTTGGCATAATGCTACGTTTATCAAACAAGAATGTAGATGAAGAACAAATGATGCGTATGAATGGCACATTTGTGCCAGTTGATCCTAGAGTATGGGATAGCTCAATGGACGTTAGCATTAATGTTGGATTAGGTACTGGACGTGAAGAAGAGAAAGCTATGGCACTTAGCCAAGCATTACAAATGCAGACTATGGTTTACCAGACATACGGGCCTATGAATGGTTTAGTTAGCATGACTAACATCCGCAATACTCTGGCGGATCAATTAGCTGTATCTGGAATACGAAACGCTGACAGATATTTTGCGCCAATTACTGAAGAAATTGAAGCTCAAATGCTACAGCAGCAACAAGCAGCACAAGCACAACAAGGCGAAGGCCAAGACCCGAATGCTGCATTCTTGCAGGCAGAACAAATGAAAGCACAAGTTAAGATGCAATCAGACGCCGCCAAGATGCAATTAGATGCGCAGAAAGCCGCCGCAGACAATGATTTAAA